CGACGATCTCGAAGATATCGGAGTTGCGGAGATAGCTCCCCTGTGCCATCGTGCGGACGTTCGATCCCGAGAGCGCGGTGTTCGGGAAGAGGGCCGCATACTCGCGGCTATCGAGGACGCGCTGAACGTCCCGGTTCATCCGGCTTGCGAGGTCGGCCGCGTACGAGCAGGCGATGATGTTCGCGCCGGGGTTCCGCCCGAGGATGAACGCCGGGAGCCGCCGGGAGACGAGTTCGGACTTCCCGTGTCGCGGAGGCATCGAGACGATGAGCCGCCGGCAGTCGCCCGAGACGAAGCGGTCGAGCGCCCCGCAGAGGGCCCGGTGGTGCCAGTTGACTTCATAATCCGGCTTCGTGAACGTCGTGAAGTCGAGCAGGTGCTCGCGGGCCCGTGTCCGGTGCTCCAGGTGCGACGCGGCACCGTCAATCCGTGTGGCGAGCTGCATCGATGGCGGTGGCGAGTTCTTCGTCGGAGAGGTCGTAGAGCGAGACGACGCGCAGGGTTCCCGAGTGGTCGACCTTCGCGGCCGCGTATAGCCCGTGGCGCTTGTTGGCCTCCGTGTTCACGGCGTGAAACGTCTTCACGTCGTCAACCGCAAGCGCCCGCTGCCGCGCGTAGTCGTCTCTCGCGTCCGCCATCGCGGCGAGGGAGTCGGCCTCGTCGGCGTACCGGGCGATGAGTTCGGCCCTGGCGTCGATCATGTACCCGTCGACGGTCCGGGGGGTCACGCCCCACCCGAGCACCTCGTTCCCGTGCTTCAGGATCGCGTGGCGGTCGACGCCCCGGAGCATGAACTTGAGAACCTCGAGCACACGGGCCGCCCGCTCGGCGGAGTTCGTCTGCATCTCCCCCGTGGTGCCGCCCTTCGGCGGGCGGAAGACGGTGCCCGCCTCACGCAGGAGCCGCCGGGCCTTTGTCGTGCCGACGCCGACCTGTTCCCCAACCGTCTTGATGCTCGCGCCGGCCTCGTAGGCAGCCCGCATGGCGGCGGGGTCGGGGTCAGACGAACCGGGCATCCGTGTCCGTCGCCTCGTGCGGGTAGTCGGTGCGGAGTTCGCGGGCCCGCGTCTCGGCGATCAGCTCGTCCAGCTTGCTCTCGATCCTGAGCTGTCCGAGCGCGAGCCGTGACAGGGCCGTCTTGACTTCGGCGTCCCGGCGGTTCTCGGCCTCCGCGATCGCGTCGAACTCGGCGCGGGCCGGGGGCGGGTAGACGAGCGGGCGAACCTGCCGCTCTGCGTGGAGGGATGTCATCGTCGTGTCTCCTGTACGAATCCGACTTGATACGCCCACGCGGCCGGCGTGAGCTGCGTCTCGAGGAGCGGCGGCCGGATCATCGTGCCCGGGTACTCCACGCCGTTGATGTTCAGGATCAGGTGCTGCCCCGTGAGGGCCTCGAGCGCCTCGATCTCGGCGCGGTCGTCGGCGAGGGCGTTGATCGTCCACGTCCGCCGCGAGACGGGCGAGCCCTGGAGCCCGACGCGGCCGTTGTGGAGGTCGGTCGCGTTCGCGATCGGGTCGTGGTCGAGCGGGCCGAGGTCGGCCTCGGAGAGCCGGGCCCCGCCGAACGTGATGCCGGGCCGCACCGTGATCGTCTGCGCGACCGTGTTCCCGCCGGCCGTGAGGGTCACGATGTACGGGCCGGCCGCCGGGTAGACGTGGGCCGGGTGCTGTGCGGTCGAGCCGTCGCCGTCGCCGAAGTCCCACGACCAGGTGCTTGGGCCGTACGATCGGTCCGTGAACGCGACGGTCTCGCCTGTGACAGGGCCGTCCGTCGCGACCGTGAACGGCTCCAGGTAATAGGTGATCACGGTGCCGGACGTCGAGCCGGCCTCTTCGAGCGCCCCTGTGCTGTCCCGGACGCGGAGGTCGGCGATCTGCGCTCCGGTCACATTTCGCAGGTACAGGTATCGGCTCGGGGCGAGGGCGCCCGCCACGGTGCACTGGTTCAGAGTGACGTTCGACAGTGGGTAGTCGGCCGCGGCGCCATAGGCCACGATCCCGTCGGCGACATTGTCGATCGCCTCGCAGCGCGTCAGGAGGTGGGGCTCGACATTCAGCGCCGGCGCGTACGTGCCCTTGCACCAGATGCCGACGATGTTCTCCGTCGCGACACAGTCGGGCAGCGCCCAATCGGGCATCGTGGCAAAGCCGCACCCGGTCGCGCCGACCTTCGTCCGGCCGTTGCGGGTCGACGTGCAGCGGAGCATAGTACAGGTGACCGACGTCGACGTCCCCTCACAGTAGTACCCCGATTCCCAGCAGCCTTCTGCGTGGCAGTCGACGAGGGCCAGGTTCTCCACGACGAACGTCCGGGCCGTCGACTCCTGGAGGCAGAACCCGGTGATCCAGTCCTTCGACGAGATGGGGCTGATCGCGTCGTACGACGCCCCGCAGTTGATCGCGGTGCAGCCGGTGAACGTGACGTTCTCGACGAGCGTGTCGGCCGGCATCCCTCCGCCGCCCGGCCCGCCGATGAACCATCCCGTCGCCGACGTATCGATCGCGTGACAGTCGGTGAACGTGACGTTCTCGACGAGCCCCGTGGAAGGGCGGATGCGGAACGCGGCGGGGCCGTAGATCGTCTGTCGGGAGGTGACTCCCGAAATGTCGATATCGCTCGCCTCGATGTAGACGGTGATCGATCCCGCGAGCCCCATGTCTGCGAGGGAGCTCCCCGCCGCCGGGGAAATCACGTATGCCGCGTTGACGGGGAACTGCAAGACGGTGCCCGCGGCCCCGGCGAGCGTGACGCCAATCGGGACTGCGATGCTTGCGGCGCAGGTGAACGTGCCGGCCGAGAGCTGGACCGTGTCGCCGGGGGATGATGCCGCGAGGGCCGCGAGGATCTCGACCTGGTCGGCCGTGCCGTCGCAGGTGTAGTCGTACACACCGCCGGCCCCGGCGGCGCCGACGGTGAGCACGCTCACGCGAGGGTCACCCCGCGCGGCGCCAGCAGGTTTTTGAGGTAGACGTAATTGTGGTAGATCTGCGCGGCCGTGAGCGCGGTCGCATACACCGCGGCGGCGTGGTAGCCGCCGGCGTAGAAATAGATCGCCCCGTTGTTCGACGCGCCCAGGGTGAACGCCACCGCGGCCGTGTCGGCCTCGGTTGATACGGATGCCGATGCGGCCTGAAGGGTCGCGCCGACATACAAGTTCAGCGTATTCCCCGCGCGGGTAAAGGTCACCATCTGCGGCGTGGCGAGGGCGTAATTAGCATCGGACGAAATAGTGATTGCCGCGTCCGACCCGCGATAGAGGGCGCGGAACTTGTTGGCGTACAGATTCAGGTCGAACCGATTGGTAGTTGTGGTTACCTTGCCGATGAGCGCCTGCGCGGTCACGGGCGATTCGGTGGCGGGCGACACGACGGCGATCAGGGTGAAGTCGGCGTTCCCGACATTCAGCCCGGCAGCCGTACCCATCGTGACATAGTTGTCCGCGCCGTCAAACGTCAGCCCGGTTGCCCCCCAAGCGGGATCGTTCGTGTCAGCCCCGGCCGCGCTGCCGAGCTTACCGTGAAGGCTGTTACCGCTGTAATCGGTGAGCACCTGCCCGGTGCCCTCATCGAAGCGCCAGAATGCCGCGTACCCAGGGATCAGGACGTCGGGGTCGACGCACTTCGTCGCGCGCCGGGCGATTGGCATGGAGACGGTCATGAGCGACGACAACCCGAACGGAATCATACGAGCTGCACGGCGACGTCTGCCGTTGCGCCGCTGGTGATCGTCTTCACGGCCACGACGAGGGCCTCAGCGCCGCCAACGTCGATCGTGAACGTCTCGCTTCGGACGCCGGCCGTGACGATGCCGGGTGAGCCGGGGGCCCAACTGTCGCCGGTCTTGACGAACGGGACGACCGTCAGCGCCGGCATGGCCGTCAGGGCCACGGGGTTGACGATGGCCCTCACGTATGCCGTCTGCCGGCGCGTGCAGTCGATTGAACCAGATGTGCCGGTGCCGACGACGGCGACCTTGCCCGGCGCGATGGCGGTGCTGGTCGCGTATAGCGCGGCGGCCGTGTCCGCGCCCGTGCCGACGAGCTTCAGGGTGACGGTCCCGCCGGCCTGCCCGGCATACGGGGCGCCGACGGTCGAGACGGCCGTGACGGTGCACCCGGCGGCGCGCTGCGCTTCGGTGATCTCGGCGAGCCGCTTGGGGGCCGCATCGGTCGAGAAGAAGATCACGTACGACTCGGCGCCGACCACCTGGGGGATGGTCAGCAGGACGCACTTATTCTCGGTCGGGGTGATCGCGACGATGTCGCTTCGCACGCTGTAGCCGTAGCAGGTGCCGACGCACACGGCGATCTTGTGCTCCGCCGCGGCCATGACGCCCACGTGAGCGTCGTCTTTGGCGGCCGTGACGGTCGGGGCGGCGATGAGGTCGCCGGCGGCCGTGGCTCCCGTGCGGTGGAGGATGACGGGGTCGCGCTCGACAACGGTGAGCACGGTGCGGTAGGCGGCGAGACGGTTTACGGACGGCATGATCAGTCAGACAGGCCGACGATGACCGTCGTCGGGGCCGGGAATCTTCGTGCGGGCTGCTCGAACTCGGGCCCGTACCGGCCCTTCTCGGCCTCGGACCGCGCGATGTTGCCGCGGTCCCACGCGGCGGACGGGTCGGCGGGCATCACTTCGGCCTCGCGATCTCGATGCCGGCGGCTTCGACGGATTCGAAGAACGCGATGCCGGCTTCGGTGAACGCCTCCTTTTCGGTGACGGTCCAGCCGTCCGGCCGCATGGTGTAGTAGTGGGACGCGAGGAGAGCGAACGACTGCACGCACGCGATGAGCGCACGGCCCCGACGGGATGCGATGTACCCGCCGGCCAGGCCCAGAACGGCGATGACGCCGCCCAGGATGGGCACCAGATCGGACATTACAATGGTTGGAAATGAGGTGTACTTAAACTTGATGTAAAAGAGAGAGCGTTAGCTAGTCGCCCCGGTTGGCGGTGACGGTGCACCACGCGCGAAAGTCCTCGAGCGTCGCCGCGAGGATGCGGCTCGTTCGTGTCTTCCTCGTGCAGTTGGCGCGCATCCCGTAAAAATGCAGCGCGACCGTCGTGGGGTCGCAGGTGAAGAGCCCGACGTCGTTGTACCGGGCATGGACGGCCGCGAGTACCTCGACGCGGCGGAGGATGGTTCTGGGTGCGGGGCGGGGGTTGCGGTCGGTGCGGGTGAGCTCGCGCGCACCCCACCGGCGGATCAGGTCGTCGACCGGCTGCGGCGGGCGGGTGGCTCCCGCCGCGAGGGTCACTCGACCACCTGCTGGTAGATGGCGAGGTAGGCGGCCCGTGCTTCCGGGGGGAGGATCTTGGCGATGTTGCTCCACCCCTCGATGGTGACGCCGTCCTCTGTGATCACGTACGGGACGTCGACGCCGTGCCCGCAGCACGCGGCGATGATGCCGGGGATCCGGGCGAGACAGGGATCGGTCCCGTCCGGGTTCGGGAGCCGGCCGCATTTCGGGCAGGGGCGCGCGTCCCCTTCGCCGACGTCCTCGCCGGTGTCGGCGTACACCCACTTCGCCTGGTGGCCGAAGACATGCGGGCCGCGGATGCGGCAGATGCTGTCCTCGTCATCGTCGCGGGGAAAGAGGGTCATCCCCGCCCCCCGACGATCCGATCGAGCCACGGCACGACACGGTCGGCGAGCCGGCTCAGCCCGGCACAGGCGGCGATGGTGAGGGCGAGGGCGCCGACGAACGCGAGAGGAGAGATCATCGCCACGCCTCCGGGTGCCGCAGCTCGTGGAGGTATGACGCAAGCACGATGAGCGCGATCGCGAGCCCGACAGCGTAGATCGGCAGGGCCCCCGGAGCGTTCAGGGTCACGGGTTGGACCGTGATCGGCGTCGGGAGCGGATGGAGGATCATTCGTCCACCTTCCTCTTCGGCGGGCGGCTCGGGGCGCGGATACACGCATGACGCCGCTCCTGCTCGTCTATGGCAACTTGAACGGCCCAGTGGATGCGGGAGTCAAGCGATGACTGGATCGCCGTGTAGACGGTCCCCGCGAGAACGGAGAGGACGCCGCCAACAATGATGCAGCAGATCACGTCGATCGGGTTCATTCGACCACCCGTCGCCAGATCGTGCCGTGGGGGAACTCCGCCGCCGCGTCGGGGTGCATGAAGCCGCCGACCTGCATCAGTACCCGGCCGTCGGTCATGACGTTCTTCAGGGCGCCGTCTTCGCTGAGGATGAACGGCTCCGGCTTCGGGGGCAGGATGATCGGCGGGACTTCGACCTCCGGCTCGGGTTCGGGGGTGCCACCGACGACGAGCGGCACGAGGTTCATCTTCCCGGTGACGTGGCTCCGCTCCCACGTCTCAATGGTCAGGGGTGCGACCGACCGGATCGTGATGTTTGTCCCATCAAGGGTGTAGCCGTACTTGTCGTACTTCGGCCCCTGGTCGCCCGCACCGGTGCCGTTGTGGTTCGGGCAGTCGATGTAGTCGGCCCGCAGCGCCCGGCCGAAGGTGACGGCGGGCCCGGCCTTCGGTGGATCGATGACGGTCAGGTCGAGACTGCCGCCGCCGCTGCCGGCCTGCCCGACGAACGCGCGGACCTTCGCCGCTTTGCTCGTGAACTGGACCTTGGCCCCGTGCGCGGCATAGTTCAGGATCATCCCGTAGGCGCTGCCCTCGTCGATGCACCGCTCGACGACGACCTTGTTCGCCTCGGTGTTGATGAGCGCGATCCCGGCGTGCCGGCAGTTCTCGCTCGTGCAGTCGACGATCTTCGCGTGCGGGGTGTAGAACCCGTGCCAGAACTTCTCCACGCTGCCGCTGTTGCACCTCCGGCCCGCGGCGTAGGCGTGGCACCGCTCGAAGAGCACATCGGTGATGTTCATGCGGTGGCCGGACCACGAGCCGTCCATGTGGAAACAGTCCTGGATCGGGTCGTGTGCGGTGCAGTCGCGGACGGTCATCCGCGTGATGTCGCCGGCGTCGGGGGTGTTGTAGCAGCAGGCCCAGTTGTGGAGGTCGAACGCGCCCGCCGCACCGTCGCGGGGCTTGCGGTCGTGCTTGCCGCACCGGAGCGCGACGCACGAATCGATGAGGATGTCGCGGAACTCCCCGCCCTCGCTCCCGCCTTCGAGGTTCAGGCAGAACCCGTGATGGTAGGTGTCCTCGGCTGTGCAGCCGATGTAGTTGATCTTCTCGAGGCGCTTGGTGGTCGAGAGCGGCAGCCACGTCATGAACGCGCCCGTCGCCGAGCTGCCGATGGCCCCGTGGTCGAGGATGGCCTTACCGTCAAGGGAGTGGCTGACAGTGACGTGGTCCGCCGTGTACTTGCTCGCGTAGTTGTAGAGCGTGACGTAGCCCCGCGCGTCGAAGTTGCGGAGGACGGCTCCCGGTTCGCGCGAGACGATCCGCATCGGGTTCGGTGCGATCAGGTGCGCGCCGTGGCCGTCCAGGGTCGAGCCCTCGCCGACCTGCTGGAGCCCTGACGGCAGTTTGTACGTCTCGCCGCCGACGAGGTCGACCGTCGTCCCGTCGCGCTTGAGTTCGGC